TTTCCAATTTTATTACCCTCTTTAGTGAAGCGACTTGGGTCGCTTCTTTTTTATTACCTCAAGAAGACTTTCCACAGCCAAAGAGAAGAATGGGACATGAAATAAGCGATCCCGTAAGTTGCCCCTGCTAAAAACCCGAAGAAAAACCCGAGCAGTGTTCTCATTATCCGTACCCCCTTCCTTAAAATATTCCTCACTATATCGTTATTTCCCAAGACTCGTCTATATTCCGCCTATTTTTATGCTAAAATTAGGATCATCAAAATCCCACGGCGGTCATGGCTATCCTATTTTTACACCTAAAATTAGGATGATGGTGCGTTGTGGATATAGTCATATTATATTGTAATTTTTATCCTAACTATTTTACTATTTATTATATATGAAAAAATAGGTATCAAATAAGTATAATAACATATAAGAATATATATATAAAGATATGAGCACCACCGAAAAAGGGTTTTCCATATTTTACACAGCAAAATGGCGATTTTTCTTGGAAGACCCATTGGGATCAACTTGGTAGCAAAATCGTAATTTCTTGGGAAAATCGGTCTATTTTCGTCTATTTTTACCTAAAAATGGACTTTTTCTCTTGGTGAGGGGTTAAAATTTCGTGGTGAAAATTGATTTTTCCATCCCAAGATTGGTGAGGGGTAAAATTAGGGGTTTACTTCCAATCCAATATCGGGTATAATAGCCTTGGGAGGTGATATTGATGACTTTACCAAGTTGGGAAAAGTTTCTGAGGCAGAATTCATACTTGAAAGACCTTCTTGATGACTATGATAAAATGAAAGAAGATTACTACAAAATGAAAGAAAAATTGAGAAGGCTTGAAAAAACGCAGAAAGCGGAATTTGCTTTTGAAGCGGATCGACTTAGAAGCAAAGTCAATTCATTGGTTCGTGAAAATATGGACTTGGAATTGAAAATTTCCAGACTTGAGAAGGAATTGGAAGATGCCAAGCAGAGCAAAAAGACCGTGTAGAAAACCTGGATGCAATGTTCTCGTTGTTGGTGAAAGCTATTGTGAAAAACATAGACGCGAAGTTGTTCGCGTCAGAGACCAAAGACGCGGGTCATCCGCAGAGCGGGGTTACGGGTACAGATGGCAAAAAGCCAGAAGGGCTTGGTTGGTTCGACACCCCCTCTGTGAAGAGTGTTTGAGAAAAGGGATTGTAACTGCGGGTACTGAAGTTGACCATATCAACCCTCATAGAGGCGATCCCGTCTTGTTCTGGGATTCAACTAACTGGCAAACGTTATGTAAGAGTTGCCATTCTCGAAAGACACAAAGGGGTGAATAATTTGGGACCTATTCATGTTATAGCTATGGACGGCTATCCCAAACACGGATTATGGGATAGAATTGATGAACTGTTCGATGAGCATGAGGAGTTTGAGATTCAATACAACCCTGCTTATGGCAGGCACCAATATTTCTATAACTCAGCAGGCTGGCAGTTTATGTATTTCACAAATGTCTCTATTCCTGATAACACTAACCCTCTTGATATTTGGGGTAAGATTTGGGACTATGAGGACGATTGTAGGTACGACGATAATCATGAACACATCCTGACTGAGCCTTATGAATTCTATGTGGATGGATGGCGATATGTCTTCATTGGATGGCTTCACGGGTATCGCCACGACAGCAGATCACCCAACGATCCGCGATATGAGGGGTGAATGATTTGGATAAAGAAACTTTCAAAGAAATGTTGAAAGAATGTTTGGAGGAAAATTTAGACATTGAAATTGAACGATGGATTGGTCCATTCAACCAAATTCATGAACGAATAGAAGTGAGCTTTGACGGTAAGATTCTTTTTGAGAAAGATCTTACATAGACAAGGACAAAAAAAGTCCTTGTCTTTTTTATTGCTCTCGGGTATAATTGAGTAAAACTTGTATAGGAGGAGCAAATTATGGTACAAGCGAGGCAACCTGTCGATCTAATTTTATTGAAAGGCAGAACACATTTAACCAAGAAAGAGATTCAGGAGCGTCGGGAGCAAGAGATCAAAGCTCCGAAGGACAACGTGAAATACCCAAAATATTTGCCGAAGGAGTTGAGAGCTGAGTACAACAAAATTTCTAAAACTCTGGTAGAAATTGGGATTATGACGAACTTAGACACGGACGCTCTTGCTCGGTTTTTGATTACTCGGGAGCAATACGTCAAAGTAATGGAAGTGTTACGATCCGTTGACCCTGAGGAGGACATTGTGTATTACACAAAGGTTCTCACTGCTTACGACAAATTATTTCAAGAGCTCAACCGAGCTTCTCAAGAATTGGGGCTGTCTGTAAACGCACGCGGTAAGTTGCTTGTCCCGAAAGTCAAGAAACCGAAAACTGAAGAAGAGACCAAAACAGAATACGCTGAGAGAAGGTTTGGTGTTTGATACGTGAATTTCTCATTCAGTATTCCCACGATGTGATTGAGGGGCGGATCGTCGCCTGTCAAAAACATAAGTGGGCTTGTATGAGATTTTTGCGGGATATTGAGCGTGAGGGTACAGACGAGTTTCCATATATCTTTGATGAAGACAAGGCTATGCGCTTCCTTGAGTGGATGACGTTATTCAAGCATACCAAAGGCGTCTTGAGGGGTCAACACATCAACCCCCACGAAATACAAATTTTTGTGTTCGGTAATATCTATGGTTGGGTGCATAAAGACACTGGTTATCGCCGATTCCGAAAGGCTTACTGGCAAGTGGGTCGTAAGAACGCCAAATCCCAGTCTCTCGCGTGCGTAGGCACATATGAAGAGTCCGCGATGGGGGAAGGGATGTCGGAGGTCTATATTGGCGCTACGAAGACAGATCAGGCCAAAATTGTTTGGAATGAAGCGAATGCCATGATCAGGCAATCGGTGCTGAAAGACAAATTCAAGACCAGTTATGGAACTATTCGGCATCTGAAGACAGATTCTATCTTTAGACCACTCTCCAAAGAGGATCAAAAGACTGGTGACGGTCTCAATCCGCAATGTGGTATCATTGACGAATATCACGCCCATCCGACAGATGAAATCTACAATGTGCTCGACTCTGGTATGGGGGCAAGACCGCAACCGCTTTTGATGGTTATTACCACGGCGGGGTCAAATTTGAATTCTCCGTGCTATCGGATCGAGTATGATTTTGTGTCGAAATTGCTAGACCCAAATAACCCAGCAGTTGAATTGGACTCTTATTTCGCTATGGTTAATGAGCTGGATAAGGATGAAGAAGGAAATTTGATCGACGACATAACTGATGAATCCGTTTGGGTTAAAGCAAATCCCATCTTATGCTCCTATCCAGAAGGAGTACAGTTCATTCGCGCTCGACTAAAAGAAGCTCAACTGAAGCCTGAGATGATGGATGACTTTTTGACGAAGAACATGAATGTGTGGATTAACCAAGGCGAGAATGCTTATATGCGCATGGATAAATGGGCAAATTGCGCGGATGATGAGGGTATTATCAATGACGAATTTTTAAGAGGTCGCGAAGTGTGGGTTGGACTAGACTTGTCGAAGAAGATCGACTTAACGTCTGCTGCTTTTGAATTCTGGGATGAAAAGTTGGGTAAATACATTGTTTTGTCGCATAGCTTTATCCCATCAGAAACATTGGAGATTAAATCTAACATAGACAAAGTCCCATACAAGAAGTGGGTGCGTGATGGATGGATTACGGTAACACCTGGTGCTGTTGTGGATTATCGTTACATTCAAGCACATGTTTTGGCTATGATTGAGAAGTATAACTGGCATGTTCGAGGGGTTTGTTATGACGAATGGTCTGCGGGGTTAATCTCGCAAGAAATGGCGGATCGCGGATTTGAGATGATTGAGATTCGTCAGGGCATCCACACACTCTCTGAGCCTACTAAAAACTTCAGAGAAGAAGTCTATTCAGGCAATGTGTTGCATAACCGTAATCCTGTATTAACATGGGCTGTCGGTAACGCAGTTGCTCGTCAAGACCATAATGAGAATATCATGTTAGACAAAGAAAAATCCTCGAATCGAATCGACCCGATTGCAGCGTTAATCAACGCACACGTTATGTGTATGTCTAAAGATACGGGCAATCCGTACAATGATCGAGGGTTCATTGTCGTTTAGGGCAAAATTTTTTGCTAAAATCAGCAAAAAATACTAGATAGATTTGCTTGCTTAGTATATAATTGTCTTAGAACAATATACGTGAAAGGGGGCGAACAATTGAGAATTCTACCCTTCATCAAGCGCGAGCGTAGAGCGTTGATAGTTGATGGCGATCGGGTTGAACGTGAAGGAGCTTGGTGGTCGTTATTTGGCCCTAAGGTCAATCGCGTTACTGTTACTGAGACTTCAGCCTTGAAGATTACGACGGTTTTTGCTTGCGTTCGTAT